TCAATCTGTTCAAACATTTCGAATAATTCAGTGATAGTACTCATCATGTAATAACCTGATTCTTTAGCCATTACACGATAAATATCATCTACATCCTTCTTCTGCCATGTATTTGGACAAATAGTTCCACGCTTAGCACCAATTGCATTCTGTAGAGATTCCTGCATCTCAAACATAGTCTTTAGTGGCTTTGCAACCATTTCTACATTTTCTACCATATATTACCTCAAAATTACAATTTCACAATCTGGATTTATGTATTTCTTTGCTACTTCCTTAACCTTTTCAAAGGTAATCTTAGACAAATTATTTGGCATCTGTGGAAGACCCTTATTAATTAGGTCATTGACATGAGCAAATCTAAATAGCTTCATTTCTTCCTTTTCACACTGAGCCATAGACATAATCATATCGTATCTTTCTTTTGTCAAATACTTGTCTACATTATTTAGAAGATCATTATAAACGTTTGTCAATTCTTCTTCATTTTCCTTTGTTGTGCATGACTCAAATGTTAGAATAGAATCATTCCAAATATGGTCAACCATTCCATGAGAGAAGTATGACAATCCACGCTTAACTCTAATTTCTTGTGTCAATGGAGAATTCAATCCATCAGAAATCATTGCAACAGCAACATTCATGAATGGATAATCAGACTTACTTACCAACTTCTTAGAATGAACTAAGAATGTAGACTTATCCATTGGCAATACTTCTTGCTGAATTAACTTATAATCTTTCTTATACTTAATCTTACGTGGCTGTCTGATTAGTTCTTCTGCATATTCAATATTCATATCAGACAAATCAGTAGATGTTGGACCAACTTCAATAATACGTGTTGGCTTTGACAACATTTCCTTATATGTTTTCTTTACATCTTCTAGAGTAAAATTCTGAATACAAGAAATTTCACCAATTGGACCATAATCACCATAATGTGTTCTCATCCAGTTCAAGAACTTACCAGAAACTGGATCATTGAAGTTATCCATATATTCCTGAATAACAACAGCCTTTTCTTTCTGAAATACTTCTTCAGTTAGATTATCAAGACCACCTAGAAGTTTCTTTAATACTCTCTTCTTAATATCAGAAGTCAAACGTGATGCAAGACCTCTCATATAAACTACAATATGTTCATGACCAGTATATGCATTCCAATCAATTGCATTTGCAGTCAAAGTATCATATTCATCAATAAATGTTTTACAAATTAAATGTTCCATCAAATGCATTGTTCCATATTGACCTTCTTTTTCAAATAGGGAACCACTATTATATACAACTGCAAATGATGTTTTCTTTACTGAACTTTTCTTATAAATGTATGCCATATTTTCCTTATATTTTTTCTACTTTAATGTTATGTTTCTTTAAAAACTCAATACCTGCGTCAGATCTATCATATAAATCTACGTAATAAACTGTCTTAATTCCAGATGCTAGAATAAACTTAGCACAGTTTGAACATGGAGCAATTGATACTACCAATGTGCATTTACTAACATCTACATGATTTTTTAGAGCATAAGACAAGCAATTCACTTCAGCGTGAACTTCATCTGCTTCACTAAATTCATGATGCTTAAATCTATAAACTTCTTCTGAAACTGGTTCACCGTCTATGTAAAAATTTCCATGATTATCATGTGAAAATTTATCACAACAATGTTGGTCACCAGATGGAACGCCATTATATCCACATGATAGAATTCTACCATCATGGACTAATAGCGCAGCAACTTTTAATCTGTCGCATGTAGAAAACTTAGCATATTCTACTAGTGCTACTTTATACAAATGTTTGTAATCGTTCATTGAACCTTCTTCAATACTTCAATATATTCTGAGACCTTTTCAAATATATCTGTCATGCCTTCATTGATTACTAACTGAGTAAATTTCTTACCAGAGAATTTACCTGGCTTGAATGCCTTAACTGCATCGTTAATATCTTCGACATACATCTGTGGAATACAATCAAATGAAATTAACTTAAAGTTTTCCATGAACTTTTCTTTAAGATTATTTTCTTCTAACCACTGATCTACACCTGAATCAATAATCTTTGCAACTGTGACTTTACCAACTCTTGCCTTTAACTTAGGAATGTTATCACTCTTGTCACCAAGAATAATCTTCTTCATAAGTTCATGTTCAGGATTCAATACTTCTACATAGTTATGCATCATACCATCATACTGCTTATAGTTAGGAAACTTATAAAGCTGATAGAAGTCATGGTCAGTAGAAATATTGATAATATCCCAATCAGGATTGCTACGTGTAATAACAGCAATTAAATCATCTGCTTCACACTTAGGAACATCCAAGAATTGGATATTAGGAGCACAGTCTTTCAATGCTTCAATTAGTTTATTAGAAATAGGGAAAAAGACGTCAAAATCTACAATAGACTTTGCTCTAAATGCCTTTCTATTTTCCTTATAACTATCAGAAACATCTTTTCTCCAAGAAGTATTATCCATACAACAGATAATCTTATCTGGACAATTATCCTTAATAGTTTTTAGGAATGAGCGCATAAAGATTGCCTTAAATTCCTTGAATTCTTTTTCGTGCGGCTTGACCGGATATGCAAAGAGACACCGCATTATCAAATTGCTTAGGTCGAATAACATTACTTTTTTTCTATTTTGAACTACTTTATTCATAATATACAAATATATAAAAAAACAGTAAGTCGTAAACTTACTGTCATGAATCTATTTCTAATTTTCTATTTGAGTTTAATTATTATACGCTCAAACTTATCTTTTCCATTTAATTTTAATTTACCACTCTTATCAACAATCTCAAAAGGTAAATTGTTAGGATCAAGAACTGTTAATGAAGTGACTGGAATTCCTATTAACTCATCTGTATCTGGAATTGCATTTATTCTTGCTTCATAAGCATCATAGTTATCATATTTCTGGAATGTATCATCCAATTCTACAATATTCAATCCTCTATATTTTTTATGGACTGGTAGATTGGTATACCAAATACATCCTACTTCTTTATCTTTTTCTCCATTTGGTCTATAGAATTTACCTACTGTTGTATATCCATATCTCAAATCTTTATTCATATAAAGATTCCAACAAATAGAATTTGTAGCCATTTTTATTTTTGTGCATAACATAATAAATGGCATATCTTTATAAACACTGACTATTTTACCAAAAATAGAGAATGGTGGATTTGTCACAATTACATCAGCTTTCTTAGCTAATTTCTGACATTCACTAGATGTGCAATCTCCATTGCCTTTTAAAGGATATTTCTTAAATTCTTCACCATCAAATGTACTATAATATGTTCCATTTGGATCGTAATGAGATGAAATTAATCCACGTAAACCTAAAGAACTAAAATTATCATGGAAGTATTTGTAAATGTTTGACCATTCAGGATTGTCACAACAACAATATACTATCTTTCCAGAGAAATTATAGTTCTTCATTTCTTTTTCTACATCTTTAAGATGAGTATAAAATTCATCATCTTTATTATCTTTTGCACGATGCAGATTTATATTGTCTTCATCTAGTATCATAATATATTTATTATAAATAAATCAAGGAGTAATATAATGTTAAACGAAAGATTTCAAATTAAAAATGTAAAATCTCCTTGGAAAAAGGATAAGGGAGCAAATATTGACTCTCCTGTTTATACTTATAAAAAGGGAGATAGACCATTAGGTGTTATTTATGGATGTTTCAGTCCATTCACAGGTAAATATGGCCATGCAAGACTTTTAGATAGAGGTGAACAAGAAGGTATCGAAGACTTCATTATTGTTTCACCTTATAAAAATCAGCCAATCGATAATGACCGTAATATGTTCACTTTGGAACAAAAGGTTAAGATTGCTGAAGCTGGTTGTAAAGATTTAGGTTATAATATCTTGGGAGCATATACAAGTAAAGCACACTTCTTCTTAGATGCACTTTATGAATATGCTGAAATGTACCCAGATTATCGTTTAGTTCTTATTTGTGGACCAGATAGAGCAGAATTATATGGAAAATATTGTGTTCCATTTGGTGAAGAATATGAACTACAAGATGAAAATGACATTGGTAAATTTGAAATCTTATACTGCACAGACAGAGGTGATAAAGAAGTATCTGGAACTAAAGTAAGAGAAGCTATTAGAAATGGCGATAAAGAAGCATTCTTAGAAATGACCGGATATTCAAATAAAATGTGGAATTTATGTGTTAAATTTGCTAAACAGAATGGTGTCTTAGAAGAATCAACAATGATAAAGGATAAGAATATGTTAACTGAAGATACTCACTCATTACACATGGAAGACTCTATCCTAAAGGGTAAGGCTTACATTTCTAGAATGTTAGGTTTCTATAATCAGGTATTCGATACATTAACTGGTTCTATTGATAAAGAAAAGCCAGGAATTACTGTAAAGATTGATGGTGCTCCAGCTATCACAATGTATACAAAATTCCCAGGTCTAAAAGGTCCAGGTGTATCTACAAAGTCTATCTTCAATGCAACACCAAAGGTTTATACTTCAGATGAAGATATTGAAGCAGATGACCGTTCTCCAGAATTGAAGGTTAAGTTGAAAGCCGCATTGAAGTTGGCTAAAGCAAAGATTATTCCAGCTGGTGAAATTTGGCAGGGTGACTTACTATTCACTAAAGGTGATATTAAGAATTATACAGATGACAATGGTCAGAAGTATATCTATTTCAAGCCAAATACATTGGTCTATGCATTACCAGTAGGTTCTGATGGTGCAAAGAAGGCTCTAGCTTCTGATATTGGTATTGTATTCCATACACGTTATAAAGGTAGTTCAGTTCAAACTGTTAAACAGTCTAATGATGCTTCTACAGATGAATTAAATGGAATTCCAGAATGGGCATTCGTATTAGATGCACGTCTACCTAACTTATCAGGTGTTCAGACTTTATCAGACCAAGAAGCAAGTGATATTGAAGATTCTCTATATGATTTGCATTCACTATGTTCTGAAATTGTAAATGATGCTGACTATGATTTGTTAGTAAATAATACAGACTTTATTAACTTCTATGTAATGACATTACAAAATAATAAGGTTGACAAATCAGAACTAATTGATCCAGAAACATTCGTAGATGAACTACATAAATGGGTCACTGGTAAGATGAGAAAAGAATATCAAGGATTGGAAAAGTTAAAGACTAAAGCAGGTAGAGATAAGAAGAGAATTTCTCTAGATGACAAGTCTAAAGACTTACATACAATTATTGAAACAAATGAACCATTACTACATAAGATTGCAGAAGCATTGTATATTGCAGCAGATGTAAAAAATAAGTTCATTACTAAGTTGAATTCAGTTAACAAATGGGTAAATAAGGTTGAAACTACATTTGGTATGAAGGACACTAATGGTGAAGGATTTATGGTATCAGATGTTGATGGTAATTTCGTTAAATTAGTTGACCGTTCTGCATTCTCTTATTTCAACAGAAGTCCTGATGTAATTAAGGGATTTGATGCAAGAAGAGGTTCAACTAATGAATCAATGAATTTTGCAAGTTATTTGAAATCATTAGAATCTTAAATTATTCCTTATAGTTAAATTAAAGAGAGGTTTCTGACCTCTCTTTTTTGTGTTATAAATATAACATAGGAGAATTATAATGGCACAGTTTTTTACAGATTGGTTAAAAGAAACAAATCAGCTTGAAGATTTGTATCTTGGTGAAAAGACAGTCACTAAGAATGATTTTAAGAAGAATAAGAATTATATTAAAGAACTAGAAGCAGCATTTGGTAAGCTAATGCCTATTACTAATATGAATGGTGCAGATGGTTTCTTTAATAAAGCTGTTCAAACAGTAGATAGTCCAGAAGATATTATTTCTGATATTAAGCTTTGCGTACTTCGTAATAGTAAAGCTTATCAAAATCTATTGAAAGTTGGTAAAGCTAAAACATTAGCAAATAAAGACTATGAATTTACGTTCACAGATGGTAATGTAATCAATATTCACGTATCAGATTTGAAACAATCTGCAACAGATGGTACTTCTACTAAGATTTATGTTGGTAAGGGTGACGCTGCTACTGAAATTCAAGAAGCAATTACTGCACTATTATTGACAATGAAAGTTAGAGGAACTGCATTACATACAATTAAAGAAGATGTTCCACCATTGATTAAACGTGGTAAAGAAGTAGAAGATACTCGTTCTGAATTGTACAAATGGTTATTAGCATCTGATCCAATTAAAGAAACTGGTGTATGTAAATATATCGAATTTGGTGTTCCAAAAAATGATGTTCAATCATTTAAAATCCAATTTGAAGAATTCTTAAAGTCATGGATTTATTCTTTTGAAGCAATCTGGAGAGCTGATATTAAAGGCTTAATTAACTCTGTATTCAAGAAAGGAATTGCAAACTGGGGTCAAGCACAATTTGGTCACTATAGATTATCTAAAAATTGTCCTAAAGTCACAAAGTCAATTATTCCTGTTCTAGAAGCATATTTAGGAAAGAAGAGATTATCATTTAATAAGGATAATATTGATAAGTCTGATATTGTATTGTATTTCAATGCACAACGTGCTGAAAAGATTATGACTACTGTAATGAATGCAAAAGACTTAGATGAACATAATCAGCTATTGAATTATGCATTCGTAAATCAGGAATTGATGGGTATTTCTTTGAAGCAAGTTGTATCAGAAGCAACTATTGCTGCAGCAAACTTTGATAAAGCTGCAACTACTGCAGTTGGTCCTACAATCAATGAAAAGAAACAAATCTTCATTGAATATCATGGAAGAACAAAGGCAGATATGAAGAAGAATACTTTCGCTGAAGTATCACAAGATGATGTTATTGAAACAGAAGGTAAGTCATCAGGTATTATATTGAAGTTAGCTAATAAAGACCATATTCACTGTGAATCTGATGAAATAAATTTAGATATTAGAACTAAGGGTGGTTCATCAATTGCATCTGAATTCCGTGAAAAAGGTCACCCAGCATTTGGTAATGCAAACATTCCTATGGCTAAATCAGAAATTAAGGGTGAAGAAGGTCCTAATATCAATATTCCAAATCTTGTTAAGCAGATTATGGATGATGGAACTGCAGGAAACATTGGTGAATTAGTCACAGCTGTTGCTCAGGTAGTTGCACAGAAATTTATAGACAAACCTCAAACATTAGCTATGTTGTTCGCTGAAGCTGCAGGTTATCCAGTTAAAATTGTTAAAAAGACTGGAACTGAAATTAAAATTTTGGCAGCACCATATCTAAAACTATATTAAAAAATTAGAAATAAAATGTATAAGAGGTTGTTATTCAAACAACCTCTTTTTGTATATTTGTTTCCATGAAATACATAGTAAACCCTGAAGATTATAAAACAAAAGAAGAATATACGCATGCAATCGATACTCTTATTTCTCGTAATGAAGAAAAAATGAAAGATTGCCGTATGAGATTATTACAATTAAACAATAGTGCATTAGGTGCATTATATTTGGAACATTTAGAATATGAAGCATGTCAAAAACATTTGACTGATTATGGTAAAGAAAAATATGGAAAAGCCAAAGAAGATTATATGAATGCTTATACCTATTTGCAAAAAGAATATGATGAAACTTTGCATGAATGGACAAAATTAAAGAAAGAAAAACAAATCGTATTGATAAATTTTAATGGTGAATAATGTTTGATTTTTTTAAAAAGAAAGATAATAGCGATAAAGAGTTCATTCAGAAACAGATACAGAATACTTATGCAGAAATGCAAGAACGTATCCGTAAAGAGAAAGAACAACAGAATGTTATTAATGACCCACATCCTTTATATGAAATACCTATAAAGGATTATTTGGAAAAGTCTATTCCAGAAATTCAGAATGATGCAAATGAATGTGGTTCTAGAATGGATATTATTTACACTTATATTGAATCTTATATCAATGCACGTAAAGATGAGACAGACCCTGTTAAAGTCAATGGATATAGACTACACATGAATGACTGTCTTGCTAAATGGAATAAATATAAACACAGACAGGATAAACTATATAAGATGATTGAAATCAGAAATATAAATCCTGAATTTGAAACAATGAGACCAACTGATGATACTGTTGGTGATATAAGATTCGGAGAAAACTAAATGATATTTAATGAACTATGGGAAGCCTTCAACGACATTTATTTCGAAGAAGGACCACATACTTATACAGATAGTGTAGGTACACAATATACTTCAGTGACTACTTTTTGTGGCCAATTTGAAAAAGAAAAAGATTGGAATTTAATTGCAGAAAAGTCAGCATTCAATAAAGCAAAAGCCGCAATTGCTGCAGCAAATCCTAAATTGAAGAAAGACCAAGTAATTGCAATGGCTAAGATTGAATCAAAGAAATTAGCTCCATCTCTAAGAAAAGAATGGAATAAATCTGGTGATTATGCAAAAATCTTAGGAACTGAAGTTCATGCTGTAATGGAATACTTATGGCAAAATAAAGATTACGAAGGTAATAAAGATAAAATGGCTTTATATCCAGGAATGATTGAAGATTTTGAATATCGTAAAGCTAAGTGTAAAGAAATCTTTAATTCTCTAAAGAAGATGTATGTTCCTGTAAAGAATGAATACATTGTATATGATAGAGACTGGAAACTTTGTGGAACAATTGACTTCTTAGCATGGAATAAAATCAAGAAGTGTTATGCTATTCTTGACTGGAAAACATCTAAAGAATTCACAAGAGAAAACAAATATGGTGAAACATTAAAAGAACCATTCTCTGTTTATCCAGCATGTAATTGTACTGAGTATTCAATTCAGTTATCAACATATAAAGCTATTTTAGAAAAACATTGTCCAAATATAAAAATAGGAGAGTTGGTATTGATACAACTCCCAAAAGAAGGTACAGAACCTGATATATTTAGATGTTATGATTTTTCAGATATATTAACAAAATACTTAGATAATAGAAAAGAGAGCTAATTGCTCTCTTTTTTTAACATTTCTTGTAAGTACTCAACTAATAATTTTATTTCTTTTACATCATAATTAGTTGCAATTGTTCTTGATAAGACAGATGCTGTTTTTTGTCGATTAGTTTCTTCAATTACATTGTTCTTACAATTTTCTAAGAATACATTAAAATCATCAAATGACTTGATTTTATCCATCAATTCAGGTTTAATTTCATAACCATTAATCATTGTTTTAGCATCAACGTAATCGCCATAATAACGTTGTGATGATGCTAGCTTATATGTACCTAAATCCATTGGAATTACATATTCTTTATCCATAGATGTTTTATCAGATACAGTTAAATCATAATCATAAGACTTTTTCTTATTAGCTTCTTTCTTTAAACTATCAAGAAAATCAGCGTATGCTTTATTTAAAGTTTCATTTGTCATTTTATCGTACTTATCCATTATCTAATCCTTGCCCATTCTGTTGCTAAACGTGTGATTTGCTTATGATATTGTTTATCTGCCCATCCAGGAATAATGCTTGCAAATTCTGAATAAGATCCACCAATATGTTTCCACCATGCGGCTAAACCAAAAATACAATTGTGTCTCTGACCTTCAGGAGTAGAGTCAATTTTCTTTTCAACGTATTCTTTAGCTTTAGTCAAATCACCTTGATTTTTCTTTCTAAATCTCTCGTATTCTTTTTCTAACTTTCTTAGATATTCTTCTTGTTTAATATAACATTCATCATAAGCAATCTTATATCCTTCAATATCAAACAAATTAAAACATTTTCCCATATTGAAATAACAATAATAAGGACTATCTTTTGTTTTAATTGCAGGTACCTTAAAGAATTGTGATTTGACAAATGATGCTGGATCAACATAATCAAATCTATCCATCAAGTAATGATATGGACTATAAACTCTTTCAGAACATTTATAAAACATTCTATCTATAACATATTCTTTATCTAAGAACAATAATACTCTGAACTTTTGTTTTACACCATCATAAGAATAACTTGTATGTAGAATAAACTTATATTCTCTAAATCTATTCTTGAATTCATCTATTGTCATATTACTATCATCGTAATCTAACATTAGAATATCTGTTTTATCCATGTTCTCATTACATCTTTTATCACCGATAACAGAGCAAAACTTCCATTGTGGAATATAGTTTTTATCTTCAACTAACAATGGATGTTCTATACTCTTTTTTAAATGAAGTAGAACGTCTTTATTGACTTCTACTTGTTTCATTTTATTATCAAATTGACTAGATATAATTTGGATAAATTTCATTGAATGATTTAATTATTTTATTTACTAAGAATTTAGGGTCTTCTTGCCAATTCAATGCAATACCTACTGCATTTTTGTGACCTCCACCACGGCCAACCTTATTTATAATTGGCAACAAATCTACATCATTAGAACGAATTGAAAGATTGTTCTTATTCAAAATAATAAACCATTTATAACCATCTTTCTTTAGACGTTCTGTTATTTCATACTGATAATAATCTAAAATAAAGAAAACACCCTTATGTGGTAATGTAGTGATTTCAATATTATTATAGATTTTATCAACAGCCTTCATAGATTCCTTCAAGAATAGAATTTCTTCTTCTGACAGCTTTGTATTTCCATTAATGAAACGTCTGACAAACCATTTGAAATTCATTTCCCAGAAAATCTTATTGAACTCTGGTGACCTTACATCTTTCTTCTTATACATGTCAAAATCGTCCACAATGTTCACCAGGTCTTCTAAATGACTTAGGTCGCTCAACTTATTATACAAGTCAAAGACGAGCCTAGAAGCGCTATTCTGCGTATTTATGACGATGGTCTTTCCATTATGAAATTTCTTGGCACTTTCATGGTGATCAAGAACAATCATTGGAACTTTCAATGTGGTCAAATCTTTATATGCAATTTCTGGATAGAAATCTGTGCAAAGAATTAAGTCATAATGTTCCTTGTTTATTTCTTCAGTAGCTTTTGCAAATAAAGTTTTTTCTGACTGATAAGTGATTGGCAATGCAGTCACTGTTTTATAATAATTTTTTAGAATGATATGGCAGCAAGCGCCATCCATATCGAAATGTGTTATATTTAATACTTTGAGATTTTTATCTGTTATATTCATGTGTCTAAATATAACAAAAAGAGGTTGCTTTTGCAACCCCTTTTCTGATTTTTCAATCAAACTTTCTTAAGTATTAGCCTTGTGAAAGTCTTGCAAAGAAATCATCATTGTCAAGTTCTTCGGCTGTTTCTTCAGGTTCATCCTTTGGGTTAGATGCAAACATTTCTGAATCATCTGCCTCTACGGTTTCTGCCTTTGGAAAATCTGCCTTTACAACTTCATCAACATTGATTGCTTGTGGAGCATTTTCATCTGGATCCTTTTCGCCAAATTCAGCAAACAAGAACTTACCTGTCTTCTGCTTATAGCGCTTAACAATCTGAGCGTAAGTAGAACAATCTTCTTCCTTCTTTTCGATTTCAGATAGACGGAACTGCTTCTGTTCAAGTTCGTTAATTTCATCGTCTGTCAATTCCTGCAACTTACCATCCTTGAACATAGAAATTCTTGATGGTGCAGTCCAGTGAGACTTTTCATAATTAGGACCATTAGAAGTCTGATAACCTTCCCAAACAAAGTTTGCACCTGCTCTCCATTCCTTATTGATTACCTGTTCATCCTTTGGACCATACCAAGAGAATGGGTTAATTCCTGGAGTAACGTCACCAGTTAGTTCATCCTTCTTGTCATTCATTGCTTCAGAAATGAACTTCATGATTGCACGCTTGAATTCAAACTTGAAGATTTGACCTTCAGTTTCAGGAGCATTTGGGTTACGGATTACTAGAACGTTGGCATAATACTTTGGCTGCCATTTTGGTAATGCATGTTTACGATATTCTTCAATTCCAGGCTTACCATACTTCTTGAATAGAAGATTGTTATAACGACAAATTGGGCACTGATGCTTTTCATCATCACCAAACTTACGCAAACAGTCACAACCAAACCATTCGCCGTTAGGCAACTGCATCATGTGTGTTCTGTTTTCTACGTAAGACATATCTTCATCAGGATGACCTGGTAAGAAACGCAATACAATATTGAACTTTCCGTCCTTCATTGTTGGCTTTAGAAGGCCTTCAATTTCATAAGACTTCTTAGTTGCTGCTTTATCCTTCTTTTGTGGGAAAGACTTTTGAACTGCGCTGAAAATTGAATCGAAACTTTTATTTACTGGCATAATTTTTTACCTCTTTAGATTTAATACGATTTTCGTTAGCCAAACGAATCTCATATATGCTGTGTCTTGAATCTTACTCTCATCAATTATGAATTTTTTAGCTTCATAACCGCGTATGTAAAACTCCGATGTGACTATTTTATCTCTTATTAATTTGTATATTTCATTTGTTTGATCTGGCGCAAGGCCAAATAAAGTATACTTGCTTGAAAATTGAAATAGTCCTTTGTTTTTATCTTCTACTAATTGTTTCAGATATTCGCTCTGAGCTATTATCTCTTTTCTTTTCTTAAATATAAAAAATTTTTGTCGATTGTCAACCTTGCCACATGATAAAAGAGTCGGAAATTTCTCTGTTATCATGAACTCATTGACAATAGAAATTGCAAAATCATTGACTGTAAACTGTCCACTGTTTATGCTATTCACTAAATCTATAAACACATTAGCCGATTTATCTACATTAGGAGTATAATAGAAATCTTCCTCCAAAATATCTTTTACAGACTTTGTCGTAAGATCCTTATAAACCTTATTTGTAAATTTCTTCGCAGTCTTCAATCCACTCAAGACTTTATACAAGTGATATATTTGGTATTTGTTTATCATCCAAAAAACTCAAACATGCCTGTGTCAATTTTTCCAATTTTATATCTTTTCTTTAGTTCATTTGTTAATAGATAAAAATTCATTTCATCCAATAATTTCTTCACCTGGTTAGGTTCCAAATAATCGGTGACAAGAATAATCATGCTATCAACAATATTTATTTTATTTTCTTTATTCAATGTATACAATACATTATTAAAATGGTTGAATGTATCAATGTTCTTAGACATCTCTACAATGAACTTTGGTAATTTAGATACATCATCTACATCATCAAAATCCAATCCATTCTTTTTCATGTAATCGTAAAAATTCTTTTTGTTCGCATTTTCTTCCAAGACAGATATATCATATTCTGTTGAGTACTTGGGTAAATCATTGCTGTATTCTACTTGTTCTTCCATAATAAAACCTTATTCAAAATCATTTACCACATTACTCATTGCTTCATCTGCTTGTGATGCAATTATATCAGATGGAGAAGCTGATTGCTGACCATTACCTGTATTTTGTGGTTTATATCCTACTAAATCAAATAATCTCTGTTTTTCAACATCAACACCAATAGTGACTACATTTCCTCTCTTATTACCATATCTGGTCTTCAACAATTTTACTGTATACATATTTGCTTCCTTCATTTCTGGAGACTGCATAATACCGAAAATTGCATCTGCCTTCATAGTCTGACCAAATGAGTCTGCTGCATCATCCAATCCTAAATCAGCACTCTGATAACCACCACGGTTAGTCTGCATAGCACTTACAATAGGAATTCCCTTAATCATACCAATACTTCTTACCTGACCTGAAACAAGTTTCAAGATAGTGTTATCATTTGTATTGATAGATACCTTTCCATTAGGAATCATACAACCAATATAGTCAATAATCAATACTTCAGGAATAAAGTTTTTCTTTTCTTCTAGTTCTTTTAGAAGTGCCTTCAAACCAATTGCATTCAAAGTACCTTCTTCATATTCCTTAATAATTAACTTATTGTGACCACATTTTGCCAATGCTTTCTTATAGATTGAACCATAAGAATTTCTTGATAATGACTTCAATTGAGTCTGAGTTACGTCATACAAATTCTGAGCAATACGCTGACCAATCTTCTTTTCACTATCTTCGAAGGTGACATACAAAACTGTGTGACCATTGATAATCAAATTCGTAGCAATTGAACATAGAGTTAAAGTCTTACCAACGTTAGTTGGTGCCATAATCATGTTCAAAGATTTTTCATGAAGTCCACCACCGATTAAGTCATCGATAGACTTTAAACCGGTTGAATAGACTTTTTCATTTGCAATAATATCTTCGAATAAAATTTGAGGGTCTTCGAAGAAAGAGAAACCAATATCAGTGTTGAATGAGAATGCTTGTGCTTCTGCTACTTCATCAGCGAAATTGTCTTCTTGATTTTCACCTCTACAATATTCATGCATCTTTTCAGAAACATTGTATATCAGTTTTCTTCTAACGAATTCCTCAATTTCTTCGATAATATATGGTGTTTCAACATTTTCATTAGGAATACTTAGAATATCCTTAAATGTTTTCAATGTTGAATCATTACTAATCATTCTTTCAATTTCAAGAGGATTAGGCATTTCAGAATACTTTGAATTATAGGAAATTATCTTACGAACAATATCCTTTGCATCAATATTGAAGCCAAACCATTCTTCTTTAAGGAAAGGTAAAACTTTTGTTTTTACCTTATCATTAGTGAGTAATGCCTTAATTATAACCTTTTCGAAATCGAATTCTTTCATTACTTAGCCTTCTTTTTACCTTTCTTTGTTGCCTTTTCTGCTGTTTCTTCAGTAACTGGCTTAATTGCTTCTTCTGAAGTAATACCAATATCTTCCAAAGTCACAGCTTCCTTTGAATCTTCAGGACGAGTATCTTCGACTTCTTCATACAAATCTTCTTCTGTTGGAAGATCCTGATCACCATTGATCATATCTACAATATCGTACTTAGCTGACAACATATCATCTGCTTCGTATGTATACTTTGTTTCAACATACTTAACGAAGTCAGGATTCTGGAAAATAGGAATCCAGAATATTGCTTCCAACTTTGGATCACAATACATATCTGCTTCACGCCATGTTCTCTTTGGTTCATGTGTATCAATATCTATATCAGATTTATCTTCACCAGTTTTCTTGTCAATGATTGCGAAATCACGAACATACTTACCTGGTGCTACCTTCTTCAATACACCACTATCAATAGCGTCATCAAACAATCCATAGAATGGGTCCAAAGCACCATCAGCACGAATTGCAAACTGAACTCTTCCACGTTCACGAGCACTACGTCCCTTCTTAACACCCATTGTGACCAACTTACCCATGTAAGAGTCATCTTCTGGGCTCTTCCATTGTGCTTCTGACAAAGCTAGACCAATACCATCAGACAAGAAGAACAAACGACGACCACCTGGAATACAGAACTTTTCACCATACATTTGTAGTGAATCATAAACGTGGTTAACACAGAATGTTGTATTACCATAAGCGTTAATGATATTTGCAAGTTCATTCTTAAATCCTGCAGTTCTACCCATATCTGCAGTATCTGAACCCTTTTCTGCCTTATCCATTAAACCTGTGAATACTAGTGGTCCCCAAGAGTCAAACAATACGAAGATGTTCTTACGTTCCTTTGCCTTTGCACCTTCATTAATCATTGCGTAAATACGCTTAATATCACCAATGTTTACTGCCTGATAGACTGGAATTTTGGACATATCAATTCCAAGTGCCTTAGCTACAGCGAATGGGAATGCTCTTTCAGAGTCAACGACTACACAGTCCATTCCCGCCTTCTGAGCAGATTTCAAACAGTTCAAGCCAATCAATGACTTACCTTCTGCTGAAGGAGCACAAATGGTATTGATAGTTCCTTTCTTAATACCACCCATAATCTTTCCACTGAATACAAGGTTCATTACAACTACGTTAGTTGATAGGAATGATACTTCATCCAATTCTGTTGCAATTAAATCCTTCAATCCAGATTTTCCGATTTTGTTGATATTATCTTTAAAACTAAAATTAGCCATATTCTTTTTACCTCTTTATATCTTAAACATCATTGTTTAATAATACAAATATACAAAAATATGCACGGTCGTAAACAACCGTGCATATAAAAGTTTCTATATTTTTAGCACCATTCGTTGATAACTTCACCTTCTCCAGGGTATAAATCACGATATGGATTCTTCTTTACTGAAACGAAATCAGTGTCGACAGATTCATTAACTGATACAAATTCATCCTCTTTCTTCTGGACTTCTGCTTTAATTTCCTTATTTTCAGTGACTAATTCTGGCTGAATAAGTTTTTCTGCAGCTTTGTTTTCATTTAATGTTTGATCCTTATGCATGTTTTTCATGTGTAGACTCAAACCTGCCTTATTCTTACTTTCCTTTCCGCAAATTGGACATTTTTCCATAGTTTCTCCTTATTCAAAAAAGTTAAACATTCCTGACTTTTCAATTCTGATAGAGTCCTTTTCACCAATCCATTTACTGATTTGGAACATCTTTTCAATAATTGGTACGAAGGATTTTCTAAACATCGTTTCATAGTCAACTTCAAGTATTTTTGCTAGTTCATCAGGCCAACTACCAATAAATGCAATAGCTTCAATGTTATAATCATTTGGCTTTACATACATGTAATTGAACTTGGTGTTATTATTTATTGGCACTAACTTCAATTTGTTCTTTGCAATCAAATAGTTATATGCCAAACTTACCTTAGCCTGGAAAATCATTCCTTTATCGAAAATCAATCCATGCTTTGTATACCATTCAATTGGCTTTGGAATATACTTCTTATAGTTCGTAATACTCTTCTTACTTGAAACTACATCAATACCTGCTGCCTTATACTGTTGGAACGTCTGTTCAACAATTTCCTGAGCATCAGTATAACTCATACCTGCTGCAATATCGAATGCCAACTTTTCAGCGGCTACCTTACAGAAATCAGGCATATCTGAACGTTTAATAGGAACACCCATGATCTTGTGTTTTGGACCTTCAGGATGCTTACGCCAATGTTCTGGTAGCTTTTCCTTTTCTTCATCTGTCATAGATTCAAATCCTTCAACAGGCTTCAATGGATATAAATCACCTTCACTATCAATGATATTTCCAATATACAATTTCTTTGCAAAGCAGAACATGTTAGAGAAAATGTTTTCACGATTGAACTTGATTTTGTTTGTAGTCTTAGAAGTCTTTGCTCTATATTCTAGAACCTTAACAAAGAAATCAGTAAACATATCTTCTGCGTGTCTAAAGAATTCTCTTACTTCATCTTCAGTTTCAATCTTAATTCCTTCTTCTACCAATCTATCATGCAATTCAGCAATACAGAAATAACATGAGTCAGTATCACAGTGAACTACACATGCTTCTCTATTTGTGAATGTAAATTTTTCTTGATTCTTTAATTTGATGCCCCAATACTTTTCAATATCCTTGATTATTTCGTATGAGACGTAATAACTATCAAGATACTTCTTCAACCAGTCTCTCAATGTGACACGTGCACATCTACAAATTGCTCTTGCACATTCAATATTATACAAGTGGAATGAGTCAGTCAAACATACACCATACAAAGAGTTAATGATGTTCTTCTTATTCAACTGAATATTGTGGTATCTCATCTTAGCATCATTATCACCTCTTGCTGCAGCTTCTGCCTTCAAACGCTTGTATTCCTTACGTTCAGCGAATACCTTCTTTGCAATTGATGGAATGATTGCATCATCAGTTCTCAAGAAACCTACTTCAGCAACATCAGTCAAAATTACCTTACCACTTTCTACATCTTCTTTCTTAGGATGCTTAACAACTACTTCTGGTGAAATGTTGAACTGCATAATATGGTGAGGATATGAAGACGTAATATCGAATGACATACACCAGTCATAACGTCCTGGATAGTCATAACAATAACCTGCCTTTACGTGGAATTCTTCGAATGGATGAACATCTGGATTTGACAAACGTGCTTTTCTGAACTTTGCCATTTCACATTCGTTTTCATATTCAGTGTTCTGATAATATAATGAACCATCCTTTAGATGTGTTTCATAACACTTTTCTTTTCTCCACCAGTCTTCATGGTGTGTTTCTCTATCATTGAATACTCTACCTTCATTATGAAGATACTTCATGATATAACCTTCAGAAGTTGGTACCTTCATGAAAATCTTATCCAAATTAACTAAGGTATCATAAGCATATTCAATAATCAATGGGAAAATCTTCTTCTTACCTTCCAAATCTACTAACAACCAAACGTCATCTCGGTTATAGTGTTTGAAACGCTTTTTCTTTCTCTTATAAGTTTCGTTGATTTTACCTTCATATTCCAACTTACCTTGTCCTAATTCCATATTGCAAACATAATTCAATGCAAATGAAGACATAGGTGGATGGTCAGCAAACATCTTATACAATTCCATGTAATCCAATGAATATAGACCTGGAATTTCCCATGTTGAACCTAAGTCAACATCAGGTAGTTTTCTATCAAAGATTTTCTTTTCATTTGGCATCTTTGCCAATGGAGACAAAGCTCTTTCGAATTCAGTAGCAACATCCCACAATGCACGTAATCTGTGACATCTATTGATAATATAAGGAATATCGTATGCTTCTGAATTCCATCCTGAAATAATATCAAATTTTTGTTTATTGAACCATTGCAAGAATTTCTTCATCATTATTAATTCGTTTTCACAAACAAATTCAATAAATGGTCTTGTTTCTGGGTCATCATCAGCATTAGGTTCATTTTCAAGTGTAGTAAATGTATACATCTTCTTGTCTTTTGTAGAATAACAAGAAATACAGTTGATTGGCCATAATGCTTTATCAGAAGCAGGGAAATCATATTCAACATAACATGAGTCCTTATACTTCTTCCAGGCGCTCTCACGTTCATCCCAGACTTCAAAATTATCGGTAGGATAGTTTACATCGAAGTCATATAATTTAATATCTGAGACGTTCTTGGTAGTCTTATTTCTGATTTTGATAATGTGGTCATCATAGAATTGTGATCCTGATGCCACTTCAATATCGAATAGACATATATTCCATTTTGTAATATCTGGCTTTAATTCTACTTTGTCATAACGGTCATGCATGAATTTGACTTCAGGTTTGAAATCACTTTCAGCAACAATAATGCCAGAATTCTTTAAATTTTGGATGACTGACTTGTCAGAATAAGTCAATTTCTTCATGTAATTTCCATGAATATCCTTTAAATCTGTTGGTTCATTTGACTGAATATAACAGTATTGATCATAAGGATATTTGTGGTATCGATCGTCATCCTGTTCTTTCAAATAGATAATTTTCTTGAAATTATCATATACACATTGTTTATATCCAAACATATTATTTTTCCTTCAACTCGCTGTATTATACGGATTTTATGTTCATAAAAAAATATCATGCCTTATTCAGGCATGATAAAATATAATAAAAAATTTTAATTAAGCATTCAACTTCTTAATAAAAATTTCTAGATTTTGCAAAGCTTCTAGATAACCTGCTTTCTTACCTGCGAGTTCTCCTGCTTCATATCCTTTCTTGAATGCAGCCTTTTCTGCTTCTTCCTTTGGTTCCTTTACCTGTGGTACTGCGCATGCGGATAGTTCCTTACGAGCACGGTTAGGGAAAGACTTAATAGCACGTAGCTGATTAACCAAAACGTCTTCTGCTTCTACTGCACCAGTCTGATCGATAGTTGACATTGTTTGCATATTATTTACCTCTATTTCACTTAGTTGTTATTTAGTTTTACCATTTTGTTAACATGATATGTTGAACTCTATTATCTTCTTCATTCTTTCTGATATTTTCTGGTATCATGTGCTGATATTCCATAGGTATCATCGATAAATCAGGTAATTGTTCAAATTCTTTCCATTTATTTACACTTCCATAAATTAAATCGTATAATTCAGGATTGTTCTCCTGTAAATCATACCAATCAATTTCTTTCGGATGTAATCTATGATATTCTCTCATACTTTATTTATATCTTTCGTGAATTATCATAACGATAATAGATAATTCCTCTTGATAAATCGTATGTTTCTACACCAATTTGTACTCTGTCATCAGGCAATACTCTAATCAAATGACGTCTCATATTACCAGAAACTGTACATAAAACTATGTTGTTATTGTCTAACATAACTCTGAACATTGCATTTGGCAATGCCTCTAAGACAGTGCCATCTACAAGAACCTTATTCTTTGGTAATTTCTCTTTTAAGTTATTCTGCTGTTTCTTCTTCATTTTCACCAATAACTTCTAGAGGTTCGTCAGGAATATCTTCTGGTTGCTGAATTTCTGCTGCTTCTGCAGCTTCTCTAGCTTCATTTGCTTTTTGTTCTTCAGCTTCCATTTCATTACTGTAAGCATTCAATAACTGTTCAGTTTTCTTCTGTGATTCTGTCTTATATTCCTTTGTTTCTTTACCAAGAATTGCACCTAAATCATTAATATCCAAATCATTTAATGACTTACGTGGATCTACCAAAACTTCTTCAGGTTCAACTTCTTCTGTTGCTTCATTTGTCTGTGTCTGAATTGGCTTTCTTACTACACGTCTCTTACGTTTCTTGACAACTGGCTTTTCTGGTTGTGGTGCTGGAACTGGACGTTCAATTACAACTGGTTCTGGATTCATAATTTCGTCAATTACATCTTCCAAAGCTTCGTCTAATCTTTCCAATCCAATCATACCATAACGATAGAAAATATCTTCCATCTTAACCTTCATATCTTCAATCAAAGAATATGCTTCTGTCAGCTGACGTGGCATCTTTGGTTTAGGAGGTTCAACAGGCTTTGGTGGAGCTTGTCTTACTGCTGGATGACGATATGTTTCATCATCTTCATACAAAGGATATTTCTTTTGTATTGGACGTGGACGTGGTTTCACAGGAGGCAAATCATATTCCTGTGCAGTATGGATAGAAGGCTGTGTTTCAGTCTTCTTTCCATGAATAAAGTCATAAAAGTCTTGATGATCTTTTGAATTAATATTGCTCATAGTTACCTTTTTAATCATAGTCTATTTATATTAATTTGGTTTGCACCTTGTCAATTAGACCGATTTTCTTGGCTTCATTTGCTGACATATAATTATCATATTCAATCATTTTCTTAAGTTCTTCAAGATTCTTTCCTGTCTGTTTCTTGAAAATCTTATTCATAGCGTCTGTCCAATTCTGAACTTCTCTATGGACAATTTCAATATCTTTCAGCTTACCACCAAACAAATCAATTCCTGCCTGATGGACCATGATACGTGATGATGGGAATGCATATCTACAACCCTTTGTACCACTTGCCAAAATTACTGACGCCATTGATGAACATGATCCACAACAAACTGTGTTGACTTGCACACCAAATTTTTTGATTTCTTCAATTGCATCTACGACTGCAAAACCTGCTTCACATCCGCCACCAGGTGATGACAAATAAATTGTGATAGGGTCTTTACAATCTGTTTGTGTTCTATAGAAAGACAATCTCTGAATAATACGAATAGCAATATCCCAATCAATGGTACCTACTACCCACATTGTTCTTTTGATTTCAAAGTAATTTTGTCTTACTTGTTCAAAATAATTACCCATATTACCCAAATCTACAGTCTGTCCACCTTCATCTTGTTCTGGTGCCTGTTCTGTTTCTTGAGTTGGTACTTCTACTTCAGATTCTTCTTCTAATGACATCTATATATCCCATTCTCTCTTTATTAATTTGTTTACGCTTAATACCGCTTCCATCAATTTCATTATCAAATTGGTAATGGATTTTATCAGCCATAATTAATGGTGATCCATACTGAATAACAGCTTCAATATTACAATACTTCACTACATGATATTTCTTGATTACACGATTAAATCTACATTCAATAGTATCTTCAGTTCTGTTTAATACTGTATATGAATTATTGTTTTTATCATGATATGTTTTATTTACTTCAAACTTAATCATTACATCTTCTCTTTATTTAAGATTTTATTGATTGAATCATAGACCTTTTCTCTCTTTTCAAAAAGCTCTCTGATTTCTTCTTCGTTCAAGTCACTAAAATTCTTGATAAACATTCTTGCATACTCATTAAAATTCATATATACGTCTTCAATGACTGATGCAAAAACCATTTTTGCTGCGTTATGTGTTGTCACTTGCTTGTTGTTTACTTCTATAATCATTTACAAATTCCCTAAGTTTGTCACTAAAATTTTCTTTATCTGTAAAATTATGTGGTAATAACAACAATACCTTTTCTGTCCAATCTTCCAATGAAGTAGTTTCTTGTAGATTCATTTCCAAATTCATTGCTGTTCGACCTAATTCCAATACAGCTTGCATCTTATTAGGGTCATTTAAAATTTCCAGCATTGTTTGTTTTTCATCTAACTTTGAAACATTGATTTTATCGAAGTTTGGTGATTTCCAATTATGCTTTTTCTTCGCCATTATTTCTTGCCTTCATTCTTTCGTTTGCGGCTTGTGCGGCTTTATTCAATAAATCACGCTGTTTTTCTAAGTATTCCTTATACTTATTTTCGCCTGCTTCTTGATCTTTATTCATCATTTCTTCAAATGCATCTAATTGATTAAACATTTCTTTAAAATTAGACATTTGCTGTTCATCATGATTACAAATTCTTGCAGCAGTCTTCATATCTTCGACTTGTTCTAATACCTTACCAAATTGACCAAATGCAGATTCACCGAAAGTCTTCTTATAGAATTCATCTTCCTGCACCATGTTTTCTGGGTTATTGATATTAGCTTCTTTCATGGATTGATATTCAGTCAAGATAGCATTTAATACATTCTGATATACTCCATCACTTACTGGATGACAATACTTCATTGCTTTCTTGTTATGAATATTCTTAGGAAATACGACATAAAACTTTTCATTCTTCTTATAAAGTTTTAGTCCTGTTATGATAAATGCATTATCAATAGTAAATTGACAAATTGCTAAACAGTCAAATTTTCCATTCTTTAATGGCATTACAGATACGTTAGTTATTTCCATATAAGTTCTCCTTTTAGTAATATAATAAAAATAGTTATTTTTGTAAATAGTTATTTACGAAAAATTAGTCTACAATTTCTATGCCTTCTAATGTTTGTGCATACAAATATAGATTATTTAAATCATAATCAAATAATTCCTTATCGATTATGCCTTCATTATTTATAATTGACAAAATATGCTTGAACATTCTCTGAACTTCTGGACGTTCCTCAAAGTCAATGAATTTCTGCATATATTCTTTTACTAATGTTGGAACATGGAATGGAAATTCTGGAATCAAAGTCCAATTTTTTTGATCTAAGAAATTGTATGTAAAATCTTCAAGATACCAAACTGCCTTTTCCAAATCTTCCTTTGGCTTCTTCTTAAACATGTATCTTGACATATACTTCCATGCATTTCCTAAATCACATCCAAGATAACGTGTGACTTCAATAGTCTGAATACCACACTTATTTTTGTTATACTGTTTTGGTTTATTCACTGGATCATATTGTTCACTCATAGTGTAGTTTCCTTCTTATTTAGTGTTTCTAGAATCTTATGTTCTAAGTCTTTCTTTAGTTGTATTTGCTTTTGAATTTTATCATTCTTTCTTGCTTCTTCATCTTTTTCTCTACGAATTCTTAGAGCTTCAGCAATTCTGAATGGTAAAAATACGCATAAAAAATATCCAAATGCTATACCAACAATTGGACCAACTGTTTTCAATACGGTAAATAGAAGTTTCTGTGCTGCAACTCCATAAACTCCAAAACCGATTAAAACAAGAGAAAAGACAATTGCGGCTGCAATGCCAGCAATTATCTTTTTATTTTTAAATATTGAAAAAACTTTCATTAAATGCCTTCAGTATCATCTAGGACCATTGTGCATTCTACACCAGGTACCCAGTAATAAGTCTGCTTTTCACCATCTTTAACAATTTCATATTCTTCCATTACACCTTGGTTAATCAATGTTCTGTCACCAACTTTAATTTGTAATGGAATTAACTTATCATTTGGCATAAAGTATGCACCTTTACCGACTGCAACTACTTCACAATAACAATATCCCATATTACCAAATGATGGAATGAAAATGCTTCCTGCTACTTTGTCGTTAATCTTCTTAACTAAAACGTTTGCGCCTTGTACTCTCATTAGACTGTTTCTCCATCTTCTAGAATTATACGACAATCCTGTGCAGCAACTAGATATTCATCTTCAGCAGGCTTTTCACCGTTATAACGTAAATTGATTTTTGCTAATACAGAGTTGTTAATCAATACTCGATCACCAACTTTTACTTCAGGTTCAATATATTTTCCGGTATATGGATTATAGCGACCTGGTCCAACATGTAGGACTTCACAAAGTGAGTTTCCAATCTTCTGTCCAATGTCTGC